ACGGAGCTGGTTTGACACTCCCCAATTTGTTGTACATCTTTTTACGCATCATTATAATATTTCCACATATAATACTTCCTCTATTACAGCCATATTTATCTATCGCAAACGTTTTCATACAACTCCATGAACAAAACTTTCCCGTCGTATGAAATTTATTTCGTCGATCGTCGTATTTATGAGGCAAAGTTAGGGGTTCATTCTCACATGGGTGACAACACCACCAACACCACATAGCTTTAAGAAAAATATCCTCTTTAAGTTAATCGAAACATTTACTTAAAGAGAAATCAATCCTTTATATCAATGATACTGAGTATCGATGTCGGAATAAGAAATCTGGCAATGTGTATGCTCGATGAAGATCGTGACAATCTTGTGACAGATTGGGATGTTTCAGGGGTACCACCGGAACATAAGGATGGTCTTTATATATCCCTAAGGGATCATCTTGATGAGCGTCCTTGGGTACTTGGTGCAAAAATAATTTTAATTGAGAAGCAACCTGATCGTAATAAGAAAATGATTTCTGTTATGCACTTTCTTCATTCATACTTTATAATTAAATGTCCTAATGCCGAAACCATACTGTATGACGCTCGACACAAAATCCCAGATGTTGCTGGACCAGGTAAAGCACAGTATAATAAAAGAAAGAAAGTTTCAATTGAAAGATGTGAAGCTTTTATTAGGAGTAATTCTGTAAATTCTCACTGGATTGATACATTTGTAAAATCAAAGAAGAAAGATGATCTTGCAGATACTGTCATGCAAGCACTTAGTTTCGTGAATAGGGTTGAAGTTGCATCAAGTTCTTCGAAAAAGAAGAAAGCAACAACTAAACTCATAGCTCGTCGTCCAAATGAAAATCAAAAAATGTCAAAGTATTCGAAGTGTAATTTAGCATGGATTTATTTAAACAAAGTTGATTGTGAAGTTCTTGAAAATAATAAAAGATTTATGAAAGATTTAAAAAGATATTACAAAGACATTAATGAAATGATTAAAGATTTGAAGTGAATAATATACAAATGAGTCTCACCATTAGAATGTGCGCTGTTAACAAACCCAACTTGGACAAGGTTATCAAAAGTAACAAGCGTCTCAAAACTGCCTTTCATTCTCAGAAAAGGAAAAGAATGAATCATCGTGTAGCCCTTGATGAGCTCGATACATTTCTAGAATTAGTTGATGACGCCATGGATGCCATGAACGATGTTGAAGTTGTTAGTAAAGATGCACAAGACAAGTTATATAAATTATATGATTTCTGCGGAGAGGTTCCAATGAATGATGAATGTAAATATTAAAGATTAGAACGGATATATATCCATAATGAAGAAAGTATTGGATCATGGGTTTGTAGAACTCGTCGATCATATGCCCCAAGAAAATTTAGATAAGGCTATCGTTGATGGTGCTCGTGTGAGTTATCAAACAGGTACTAAAACTACCCGAGGGGACCGTGGTCTCATTCGATACCTCGTTCGTAATTGGCACACTTCACCACTCGAACTCGTGGTTTTCAAATTCCGTATCAAAGCACCACTCTACATCGCTCGTCAGTGGTTGAGGCACCGAACAGCCTCTGTAAACGAGATGTCTGCCAGGTATTCCATTGTTGACGAAGAGTACTATGAACCAGAAGTATTGCGTAAGCAATCTGAAATAAATCACCAAGGATCAGAAGGTGTATTGGAAGTTGACGAAACACTCACAAAAGTCATATCCACACAATATAAGAACGCCTTCAAATTGTATCAACATCTTTTAGATACAGGTGTATGTAGGGAACAGGCGCGAGGTGTATTACCACAATCCACGTATACATCTTTCGTGTGGAAAATGGATCTCCACAATCTCATGCATTTCTTGCAATTGAGAATGGACCATCACGCACAAAAGGAGATCCAAGATTATGCCACGGCTATTTATGAACTCGTTCAACCCTTAGTACCACATTCGATGGAGGCATTCATGGACTTTAGGGTCAATGCGATGCAGTTGACTGGACCCGAAATTGAAGCTCTGAACTCTGGTAAGGTAATTGAATCTCCGGGGGAGAGGCGCGAGTTTGAAGAAAAATTAAAACGGTTGAAAATTAAATGTCCTTGAAATATAACAAACACTATGTCCGCTATTTATGCACCAATCGTATTCGCCGCCAACAACAAAAACAAGGGGTTCAAAAAATTGAGTAAGAAGATCCAAAAGGAACGTGACGCTGACGTTGGTAAGATCAAAGAGAAATTCTCTGATATTATCCGTGATGAGCAGCTTCGTATGAAGGGATACCTTCAGGAACATGACAAGTTAATCAAAAAGGAAGAGACCCCCAAGAAGAGTGGGAAAAAGTCTATAGATTTTTACGAAAAGTAAACCATAGAGTACATAAGACAAAAAACATCGCCAGGGGTGGAGTATCCCCAAACCTCTCAGCCAGTAGAGCGCAAACCACGCTGTACTGGACGACCCGAATTTCCTCCCGTGTTTTAACCATCGAGCGTTTCATCGAACCCCTGGACTTTTGTAACCCCATGACTGCCGTATTTATCTTACCAATTGTCCCAGGAATCTCTGTAGTCTTCATGAATATATCCCCAATATCTACAGACTCTAGGAATTGTTGTTGGATGATGGGTTCCAGGTATGTGAAGTAGTTGAAATCTGGGTCAAGTTTGAGACAAATACCCTCAATGATGGAAAAGGACTTTGCTAGGTATACAAAACTTGTTGGTACAACAAAAGGTTTTTCCATCGCGAGTTGGACAGCTAGGTTATCATTCATGATTTTAGAACTATCTAGAGTCTCCAGGTACCCCAAAATAGTTTCGAAGAATATCTCAATATCAGAAACATCAGAGGTTGTTGGGACTATGACACCCAATTTGATTAGGGTATCGACTATACCAGCTGTGTCACGAGTGATTATAAAACCAAATAGGGACTTGAACCCATCCCTCAACTCATCGGATAGATTTACAAGTAATCCAAAATCATAAAATACAAGTTTCCCATCAGGTGAAAACCCTAAATTCCCTGGGTGTGGATCGGCGTGGAAGAAACCATTGTCCATCGTTTGGATTATATAGGCGTTGATGAGTGCCTCACATATTTTCTTCTTATTCACTTTGGGGTTGGTGATTTCTGTGAGTTTTGTTGATGGTACATATTCCATGACAATCATGTCATCATTCGAGTACTTCTTATAGACTTTAGGAACCTTGACCCAATCAACATCACGCATACCCTTTTTGAACTTGATGGCATTCTGAATCTCTTGTTTGTAATCTGCTTCCCCAAGGAGATACTCGATAGACTCATCGAGGACTACACCAGAACTGTTCCCTGTGTCAACACCAACCTTTTCTAAAAATTCTACAATTTCCCTAACATTATCTGTATCCTCCTTCATAATGTTTAGGATTCCAGGTCTTTTTACTTTTACAACAACCTTTTTTCCATTATGTAGGACAGCCATATGTACCTGACCAATACTCGCAGATTTGAATGGTACTGTGTCAAACTCCTTGAATATGGTTTGATTTACAACATCATGTATTTCCACGGGAGGAACATCATCTTGGAGTGATTCTAATTCTTTTGTAAATTCGGGTGGGTAGATGTCTCCTCTCGTCGAAACAATCTGACCTAATTTTACAAATGTTGGACCAAGCTCGAGGAGTTCATCTTTCGTCCATCGCCCTAATTCAGCTTTATCTTTTACAAATGTATTTTTCCATAGAAATTTACCAGCAAACTTCCATGTTTTAAGCTTCTGTTTCGGTGGTATTTTAACGCGCGAGGACGCATACACGTTAACTTGGTTGAGTATTGACCACATCCTATAATAACCACAGGAATTATTCTGTAAGTTAAATATAGAATGAAGATTCATATCGTTGGATCCGGACCAACAGGAATGTCTCTCGCATGGGAGATTCTCGGGTCAGGCGAACATGACGTCACACTCTACGATAGAAAAGTATCAGCTGGGGGTTCTTGGTGGGAACCCGATACAAAAACACGCGACTTACACGCCCACCGTATATTGTTTGACAAAGCGTTTATTAATACACGGAGTCTTTTTGAGGAAATGGGGATTAATTGGGACGATATTTTTGAACCAGTTGATAAAGGTGTTTATGAATTTGTATTCAAATCTCTCACCTTGAAAGATTATGGTGCACTTACTTCTTTGTCTACGAGAGTTCTTACACAACCTAAAAAGTATAAAGGGGTGTCCCTCAAAGATGCTTTAGGTCAACTGAGTGAGGGTGGTAAAAAACTATTAGAACATCTTCCACTCCTAATGGATGGGGTTACATGGGATGTCATGACAGCGTACGAGTTTGTTAAAAGTTTTGACCATGTCGCACTTTCAAAACAATACACACAGAAGGTGTCTGGTAAGGTGATGTGTGATGCTATGGAAGAAGCACTCATTAACGCTGGTGCCAACTTTATTTTTGGTACAGAATTGATGAATGTTGAATACGGGGAGGATGCTTTTGTTGCTACCTTTTCAGATGGAAGAATTATTGAAGATGGAATACTATTTTTGTGTCTCGATAATAGTCCAGCCCTAAAGTTGTTAGGTGACAATTGGGGACCAGATGCCCTAAAAAAGGTACAAGGAAGTACCTATGGTGGTATAAACATCTTATTAGATTTTGACGAACCAGTTAAAATTAAAGATGAAATAGAAATCCTCACGTCAACAAAATTAAAACTTCAACCAGTCGTTCTTTCAGATGGTCACACTATTTCCTGTCTCATATGTGATCTAACCGAAGACATTCTCACTACACCACCAGAAGAGTTGAAGACCATGGTTTTAGGTGAACTGGGCGTCCCTATACCAAGAGAAATCAGGTTTGGTTGGGGTGCAGAATGGGAAGTAGAAACAAAAAAATGGTCCTTTTCTCAATCCTCGGGGGTTCTCAGCCTTCATGGTCAACTCCCATTCTTTGGGAAATGCCCCAAGGTTGCGATGTGTGGTATGATGTCTCCACATGAAACACCTTACTCGAGTATTGAAGCTGCGGTTGAAGTATCTAGAGCCATAAGTC